CAATGAATTTCTCACGCCAAATTTCTTGATCTTTTCTCGTAGATTACTCCAATCTAATAATAATGGAGGTGCTGTTGGATCTTCTTTCCAAAGATCTTGTTGTAAAAATCCTTTAGAAAGAGGTGAACCATGGTATGATGTATATGTACCAACATCATAAGGTAAATTCTCTTTGTAAATTTTATATTCGCTTACTTCAACTACTCTTTCATGTTCATCATCATCATTTTCTCTTGGAGTAACTTTTACTGAAATTTTATATCTTACGGGGACTTTTACTTCTCCTTTTTCTTTTAATTCTTTAGAAAATTCAAAGTATCTTCTTCTTGAAATATTGCACGATTCATCTAGAGCAATATAATACATGAATTCGAAGATCTGTGAATTTAAAACTCTGGCTTCCTGATCTTCCCAAGATAATTTCATCTTATGAAAGAGATCAGCTAATCCTTGAACTCCTAATCCTAAAGGACGATGACGTAGATTTGAGATCTCTGATTCCGGATTTGGATATCTATTGATATCTACCACCTTATCAAGGTTCCTCACACATGTCCTTACACATTTACCAAATTCATCAAAGTCAAATACCCCTTTTTCTGGAAAATATGAATCGGTTCCATCATGTTCTTTGACAAACTTGGGAAGACCTATACTTGCAAGAGTACAACAACCATATTCCTTAGAACTAGAATACTCTATGATTTCAGTGCATTGGCCAGTCATAATACCATTAAAGATACCTTTATGTTCTTTCGTTTCATTAAAACAAAAGGTATCATTAATCGTGTAATTATATCTTTTATCTACAACTCTTACATTATTGCAATGGTTCCAATTATAAGGTATTACTCCCTTATCTTCATTCAATGTATCGAACTCAGGAAGTTCGAAGTTGATAAGGATATCTCCAATTAGTAAATCTTGACATCTTACTTCTACACAATTCCCACCATTTTGGACATAAAATTTATGATTAGGTGTACATACCAATTCACTTCCATTTGAGAAACCTATCTTATGCATAGGAGTATTTACTGAAGTTTTCAGTACTCTAACCATACTCCACTCTTTTCCATTCCACACTTCTACATCTTTTCTTTCCAAGTATTTAATGGGAACTTGTCCAGATCTAGTTAGAATGAAAGTATCACCGTGAACGCATAAATTACTAGAAAGAATAGTTCCCAGATTACTTTGGTTACTTTTCAAATTACAGGCATCTTTGTAAATCATGTAAGGAAATCCCGATTCTATTTGAGCTGAACAGATCTGTGTCATAACTTCTCTTGAATCTAAGAAAGAATGCCATTTCTTGTTTTCCACGAGATAGGTATAATGTTCTTCATATTCACCTCCAACTAGCTTATGTAGAGGAACACCATTTTTGTTATGAGAAGTAGCAGGATCAAAGAAATACCAATTATAATCTGGCTTTCTTTCTCCTGTGAGTATCTTATAAAACAAATCGGGAATAAAACACCCAATAAAAATACTTTTATCTTGTTCTTCTTTAGAGATAGATTTTCTCATTTGAATGAATACCATTACATCTGGATGATCTAATGGGGTATATCCCGCAAATGCTCCTGCTCTGTTACCGCCACCTTGATCTACTGCTTCAGCTGTGTTGCTATATATTTTCACAAAAGGAATACTTCCTTTACTATGCCCACCTGTACCATAAATAGTAGAACCAGAAGCTCTTAACCCATGCTGAAAAGATAATCCTCCTGCACCTTTACTTATTTCAGCACAATCTGAAAGACATTTAAATATACTTTGAAGTGAATCATCCATACCTACAAGGAAGCAACTTAGCAATTGAGGAATTACCCTACCAGCATTGAATAAAGTAGGAGAAGCATGAGTGAATTGTAACTTACTCATACCATTATATGTTTCTCTAATATTTTCCAAGGCTTCTTTTTCATCTTTATCATACATATGAATTCCTATAGCTACTCTCATGAACATGAGCTGAGGTCTTTCAACTACTTTATGATTCACCTTGATCAAGTAAGAACTAAATAATGTACTAAATCCAAAATAATCTATTAAGAAATCTCTAGAATGATCTATCATACTATCTAATACTTTGTGATGTTTTTCAACAAATTTATAATACTTTTTGGATAGTAAGGGAGCATGACGTCCATCATGACCTTTGTTAAGATAAAGTAATTCTGACAATGGAAGAATATGTGAATAACCTCTCGTATTCTTTTGATGATCAGAAACGAGAATCCTACCTGCCAATAATCGAAAGTCGGGATGTGTCAAAGAGAAATTTATAGCATTAGTAGCCGAAATTTTATCGATTTCTGTTGTTTCAATGTTATTAAATAACTTAGAAATAATAGTACCATATAATCTCATAAATGAGCCATCTGATATACCCTTAAGAAAAGTGGGTTCTTTCCTAAGTTTATCAAGTCTAGACTTGATCTTATCAAAGTTAACAGTGACTTTATAATTCCCTCTTTTAATGACACTAAACTCTTCATCATAACTTTCCTTCTTATGATCAGATGACACTAATGATGTTGATATGGGTTCCATTTATTTATGTTATGGTTCAAAAATTTAAATTCATTTTTAAGAGGTATAGTAAAGCTCATAACAATATATAAAACTTTGAATTGAATTTAAAGTAATCATAGAAGGCAAAGAAGACTAATGTCGATCGACACAAAGCAAATTAAGAATCTTTTAGAAATAGTACTTGACAAATTGGACAGAGAAGAAGTTCTCAATTGTATGTTGGTCTTGGTAGGTAATAAAAAATATTTCAAAGCTTTGTTGGAAATTTACAAAAAGATCTATTGTTTTGATACCTTGGAAGATTTAGAGTTTTTCTACTGCCGAATGCTATCTGAAGTAGCTAACGCAGGAGATAACAAGTGGAAGAAGTATATAAGAAAATTTGTCATTGAAGAGATGTTAGAAGACTTTGATCATCATGTCAAGATTAACGGATCAATTTAAGTTGATTTGGATGAGATAATATAAGTTGCGTTAGGTTTTAATCTAAATTAGATTAAAATCTTTAATCCTCTTATCCTCTATCCTTTAATCATCATCATCGCTGTTGATCAGTCTAGCTTCATTTTCAACTAATTGCTTTGATTTTATATAGATGGATATATCTCCTAGGCTTCCTATGTTGCTTTTGATCAATAAAGGTAAACCTTCTTTTGGATATAATTTCATATTTTGACTGAGAATAGATATTTCTGTGGTTTTAACCAGATGTTCGATCTCAAAGTCTTCTTCATATGTTTCATGATGAGATTTATCGTCATCATCAGAATCAGAATCTTCGGGATCACCAAATGTCATGGAATTTCTCATCAATCCTCCGTCATTGCATGAGAAAGTAAGTTGAAAAGCCTTTGAAGTAATTTTAACTTCATTATTGATCTTAGACATACTTTTACACATCTTTTGATACTCACTGGAATTAACTATGATAGATCGGGAGTACCCTTCTGGTACTCCCATTTTTATATTTTGTATCTCTTGGACTTTAACATAGGATATATTAGTTCTCCCACCTTCTTTGGGAATAACTTTAATTCCAAAATCAGTAGGTTCTTTTTCATCGATAAACAACTCTATGGAATCTCTTTTCTTGATAGTTTTAAGCATTTGATGGAAATGAGACATATTGATACCGAAATGAGATTCGGTAGTTCTCCTGTACTCGTATATAGTAAAATTATCTGCGTACAAATTGACATTGTATAGTTTTACTCTGGCTTTATCAGACATGCATAAATTAATCCCTTTTTTAGAAATGACAAAACATCCCACAGATATACCATTTTGAAGTAACTTGCAAAGACCTTTAATATTATAAGCTTCGGGTGTTCTGGCTTTGAAAAATATCATTTTCTAGAAGAGAAAACGCTTTTAAGTTGAGACATGAGTTTTTCAAAACACATATAAAACAAATCATGCATAACAATAAAATGATGAAATATATGCCAAATGTTGCATATCTTGAGTTAAATGATTTCAACTCAGATATGAGCTTGAAACCAGCGGTAAATCAAGGTAAACCTGCAGTAGTAATGTGTCAAGGATTATTTTGCGGATATTGTAGCCAAGCTAAACCAGCTTTTGTTGCTTTTGCTAATGAAACAAAAGGTAAAATAACAGCTTGTACTATTCAGATTGATAGTGAAACAGATTTAAGCAAGAAAATAGTAGAATTAGATAAAAATTATATGGGTGTTCCTATTTATCTGGGATTTAATGCGAATGGTAAATATGTAAGAACACATTCAGGAGGAAGAGATAAAGATAGTCTATTTGCTTTTGCGGCAACACTTTAATCTGGGCTGATCTGTTACTACAAAAGTGCCGGTTTGTCCTTGATACATAAGAACTCCTCTCCATTGTATACCTTTATCCGTATAAAATTTCATTATATCTTTCGCCATGAATATCTCATTGAAGAAAATAGTTTCACCTCTATTTTCTGATAATCCTGATAATTTGTTAACTGTAAATGTATAGTCATCATCGCTAAGAAAGATAACATTGTATATATTACAACTGACACGATTTCCCATTTGTTTTGTATTAATAAGAATACAAAACACTTTTAGAACAAGAATAAATAAATGGTTCGAGTAAACGGAATCGATGTTAACCTTTTTGTGTATGATAATGATAGAACATTTTATAGGAGAGTTGCTGCTGAATTAAATACTATTCCAAAATTGCTCTTAGAGACTAAATTTCCACCCGAAGAAGATAACAAAGTGATAGATCTTCTTTCCATTATCAAAAATAACAAGAAGATAATAGATCTAGATAAGTTTCTGAAACAAATTAATTTTCCTTCTGTTGATACTAAGAATTTAGTGAAAATATGGTTAGTTTTAAATACATCTTTGAATCAAGGAAATATCAATCATATAGGTAATCAACTTGTGGAAAATAATATATTTCCTAGCACCAGTGCTTTTACTAAGTTCTGGGATGAAGAAAGACTTTCGTATAGGAAAAAAATAGAACTTGAAATAACCATAAATAAGAAATTAGTTGAGACTCAAGATCAAGTATTCGAAGAGATATCTAACATAAAATCCGGGAAGAAATATACAGAAATTTCTATAGATAGATTGAGTCTTCAAGTCGAACTGAAAACTAAAGAAGAAATTACTATTTTGGAAGTATTTAATTCGTTATTGTTGGATAAAGCAATTCCTTTTGCCTATGTGAATGATTATTATAAGATATTGAAAGATTTTGCACCTTCTGAAACTTGGATACCACAGCAAATTACTAATGATGTTCTAAATTTAAGATTCAGTGATCAAATAGATATTAATACTGATAAATATGATGATTATAAGCTTTCTAAAATATATGAAGAAAATGGTAAAATACTAATGAGTGGGAAGTTATCTATAACACCGCAGACGATATCAAAAGAGATGTTTATATCTCGATTTGAACGGATATCAGATATTCGTTGGTCAATAGGAGAAGTAATAGAAACAGATGTTACGGGGATCTTCTATTTCCCTGATAGTAGAATCAATTCATATGTATTTTCTGATTTAATTATGAATGATCCTTTATTCTCTTATTTTTTAAGTATTGATGAAAGTACCAAAGCTACTAAGAAAAAATCAGAAGAAGGACAATCTTGGTTGTATGTCTACTATTCACATCCCAAATATGGTAATTTAACAGCTTCTATTAGTCAGAAATATGCCACACACAACGATATCCCTGTTAAGAAGTATGGAATAGAAGTATTTAAAATAGGAAGTCCATATATCCGTGTACGTGTAAAAGGTGTTAATAAACAAAGTATAGTTAAATTTCGGAAGTTCATGTCTAAGATATTGACTAACTATATGAAAAAAGAACAAGACATAATCGACATATATAGAAAGTACATACCTACTTTTGGTGAATATCAAGCCGTGGAAGATAAGGATGTTAAAATGAAACATCGATTACTGGCCGAAGATGTATTTGTCAAGAATTATACTCGAACGTGTAAAGAAGATAGGATGCCAACTATAATTGATGAAGAAAGGAAAAAGATTCTAGAAGCAAAGGGTCATAAAGTAGTTAAATTTCCCAGAGATAAAGGTGATGGTCCTGGGTATCCGAGTGATGGAATTAATCAGAAGTATTATGCCTGTCTGAACCCTAAGTATTCTAATCCTGGGTTGCAAGAAAATAGTCTTTCGAATGCAGAATCATATCCATTTGTTCCTTGTTGTTTTGCTAATCCTCAGGAAACTAAAAACTACTATCAGCATTACTATAATAATAAACCTTTAGAAGAAAAGTATAAGAAACAACAAGATTTAATTAAAACAGATAAAATCCTTACATTTAATAAGTATGGTATTCTTCCCACTGATTTGAGTAATTTATTCGAAATGCTCGACCCATCGCACAGATATGTTAGAATAGGTGTACTAAGAAATCAGAGTAGTTTTATTAATGCTGTCATATTGGCAATGAATAAGAAAACAGGAATTTTTAGTATGAAAACGATACATGATGTTAGAAATTATGTATCGAAAATAAGGAATAAACTAGCTGATTTAGCAGTATTAGGAAGACAATGTATGTATGATATGGATGTATTGAGTATTAGAGAAAAAATGGTTGATGAAGATGAATACTTTGATCCTTCCTTATACATACAACTCCTAGAAGAATATTATTCATGTAATATCTTTTTGTTTAATCGTGAAGGATTATTCTTACCCAGATATCTACAGACTTATGAGAAAATGAATAGGAATGGTCCTTCTATATTTATTTATGAACATATGGGTAGTGAATCTGATCATGCTAGATATCCTCAGTGCGAATTAATTGTAAGATGGAAATTAAAAACAACTCTAACTACTTATTCATACCCCCAAAATGACTCAATAAGTACCAATATAGATAGTATTAATGATATTATGATGAAAACATATAATAAAGGAAAATTAGTAGGAAAAATAGAGTTTCCGTTAAAAGCACCTATTATAGGTCAAAAAATAGACACTTATGGCAAATGCCGTCAATTAAACATCATGGTGGGTGATAAAGAAATGACAATATTCACTCAACCTTTACCACCTCTCAATGTACCTGAAGTTGAAGATATGAAAGTGTTCAAATCTAGTACAAAAATGATGAATAGATTATTAGAATCTGAAGCTATAACCTTAACAACACAGACGTTTGTGAATAACATTGGTTTAGAATTATCAGGCTATATAGGAAATGTAAGTATAACTATTCCTACTATCAATTATCCTTCTACTAGCCTAGATAAATTAGATAAACTTATTTATCCATTAGAAATTATGTCTTCTTTAGAAATATATAACACTAATAAGAAAATGGCCAGATATATGTCGGAATACATTCTTTGGTTGTTTTCTCGATATTTACATGAGAATAATATTGACGTTGTGTCTGATAAAGTTATATCTGATTTTTCGTCTGGATACATTGAAATAGATCCAGATTTTGCTTATTCTAAGATTAAGAAAACATTTGAAACGGATAAAGGATTCATGAAGAAAGGCAAGTTAATATTACAGAATCGCGAGATAAGGAACAGATTATTATATGTACTCAAGTTATATTCTATTCGTAATTTGAATAGTCTGATTGATTATCATAATAGAAAAACTATAAAAGAATATTATCGTGATGTAACTGATTTTGATCAGAATTTACAGCAAATTATACTTTACGGGTCTGAATCTGTAGATAAATTAATACAAGAATATACCACAACTTATCGAATTAAATTTTCTTACAAATTATTCGATGAGGTAAATATAGGTGAAAGGAATCCATACTTCTTCTCTAACCCATATGTGGAGAATGGAACTATATATTTAGCTCAAAATATAGGAGATATAGGTAAAGCTATCGATATAGCTAAAACATGGACCAAACAAAGCTATAATAAAACATTCGCTGCAAAAGATAGAGATATATCTAACACGTCTTTTACTTTGTACAGATACATTAACAAAGATGACATAAATGAAATTATAATAGGCAAAGAGACAAATATTAGAATATTAGGTTATAAAATAGCAAATATACCTTTTTATACTGTACTGCTAAGAATGACAAATTAAAGGATTGATATTTACCATAAATGTTCAGAACTACTTCTACTACTAGATTCATAAGTAAGAGAACTTTTTTCAATGTAATTAGTGACACTGCAGGTACTGTAGTTGATAAACAATGTCTAGGTCCTCTAGTTTCATTAGAGCATACTTTGAAACAAGTAAAAATATGTATGCCGAAAGACTTACTACTACAAAATATGGGAATATCAAAGAAACTTCACATACAAGAAATTATGAGAGATCCATATTTCGTAGATCAATGGAAGTTTAGATATAATCAACCTCCTGATTTTGATCTTTTCTATGGATTGTTTTGTAGAAATATGGTAAAATTTGTCCCAGAGTACTCAGTCTTCATACCTGGTGCATTGGAGATGATAAGATGGTTAAATAATAATGATACTACTTTTATCCGTCTGACAACTAATTACCCTAACTTTATGGGTAAATTAGTTCTCAAGAAAATGAGAGATCAAGGTCTCCCAGAAGATGTAAAATTGCATTGTTTTGGAGATGGCTTTCAAACTCTAGCAGGAGGTATTAAAGAAATCATCAAAGAAAGTGATAGTCGATGCAGAAGTGTAATTGTTGGAGATACACCCACCAACATGTACGCTGCGCCTAATAATTCCCTTAAAGTTGGTGTAGTAGAAACAAGTGCATTATACAATGGGAAAAATAAGAATGAGGTTATCCAAATCCTAGAAAATTCGGGAGCTAGTATTACAATTAATTCTTTCAATGATATTTTAAACGTTCTAAATAAAAGATATCATGGATAACGTTTATATATATGTCAGCAAATATCATTGGGAAATAATTCCTCCTCAATTAGTTCAAATTTTGGATAATTGGTGCATGCAATTCCATTCAGTTAATACTACTTTCATTCTATATAAATATCCTATCATCCAATTTGAAGATGTAAAGTCTTTTTCTGAATTTGTAAGAGACGACGAAAGCACAATAAAAGAAGATAAAGAAGATAAAGAACATAAAGAAGATAAAGAACATAAATCAGTAGATTTCTTGGGTAATATACTTGATTTCATTGGGACAAAATGGGAAGTATTGGCCATGGGCGGTAAGACTATGGATATTTCCGATGGGTTTTATGACATTCCTTGGTCTGATATGACAGATAAAGAAAGGTCTCTTATAGATGAAATTGGATATGAATATGGAGGTATATATGAAATGATCCTTTCTAACAAAGAAACAATTGTCAAAGATATTACTATTCTTTTCAAGAATGAGAGTCAATTATACATGCTATTTAGTACTTCTACGGATTGGTATTATCTTGTATGTGAAAAATGAAAATATATTTCTATATGTGTATATAGAAATGTCAATAAGAGTTGGAACAATAAAATATAAGAAAGGTAAAAAGATAATCCCATCATATCCTGGGTTTCTAAATGTAGAAGTAATGACGGCATCATCTCCTTATGGCGAGTTAGGTCCTTATGTATTGAAAGACGAAAAAGGTAGAATTATGGAAAATATATGGCAATTTTCCAAAGTATACGCTAGAGTACCTGAATCAACACAGAGATATTCTAGATGGGATAATAGTATAGTTTGGCAACACCCTAGTGAACAACATGTAAGTAATAATGGGGAATTACTTCCAGAATACTTTGAGTGGAGAAAAAAAGGTATGAATAATCAATATCCTGTTAGATATCCAGTAGGTTTTTCTCATAGAGGTGAATGTTTGTATGCTTTCTGGAATAACCAGAAACTAGATTATGTAGAAGCTAGATGTAAAATCTATTTCCCTATTTATCGTAAACTAGTAATTGAACAAGAAAAATACTCTAAATTAAAGAAATTACATGAAGATGGATATAACCTAATGATTTGTGAAGTTGATGGGCCGAAAGAAGAATCACTTGGATATTATATTGAGAAATATAGGGATGAATATAAATTAAACGAAGATTCTTTTGTAGAAAATAATTCTATTCTTGTGACGGAAGATAATATGAGTATCATGTTAAATGATACTAAACATGCTTTTGGACATGGTTATTGCTTAGCTATGACATTGTTAGATATGGAGATTGAATAATAATAGAATATTAATCTCCCATTTACATGCTTAAAAGGTATATCGAAAAAGTAAATGGGAGGTTCACTATTAGAAGAAGAGATTGAAGAAATTAATTTACTTTTACCCTTTAAGATTTTAGCAGCTGTAGAAACAGGAACTTATAAAGGTCAATCTGCTAAATTACTATCCAAGTATTATTCTGTCGTACATACCATAGAATTAAGACCAGATTTATATGAAGAAGCTAAGAAAAACAATTCTGATTGTAAAAACATCATCCATCATCGGAGTGATTCGGTAACTATACTACCAGAAATAATTAATTCTCTTAATTGTCCTACTCTTTATTTTTTGGATGCTCATTTATCAGGTGTGGATAGTGCTTGGGATGGAAGAGATAATGTACCCCTCTTGGAGGAATTAGATGTAATACTATTTTTCCAAACTCATCCTTCGGTATTTATATTTGATGATCTTAGACTATTTGATGATAAATTCCAATGGAATGGAGTAAATATGGAAACTATAAAACATACTTTCGAAAGATATAACTGGATTATAATTACTGATCATTGCAAAAACGATCGTTTTTACGTTATAGCTAAACCTTCTTCTTAAAAATAAACCCATAATAAAATGGGAGACTTTTACTCTGATAATGAAGACAGTGAACATGATGAAGACAACCAGGGATATGATGAACCCGATTTTGAGCAAGAATATTTGGATTCTTTAGCCTATTCTGAACTAGGAAATGATGGTATTCCATTTGAAGAAGATGTCAATGGAGAAGATGGGAAAGAAGATATCAATGGGAAAGAAGATATCAATGGAAAAGAAGATATTAAAGGAGAAATAAAGGATGCTTTTGAATATGTAGATGGTATAAGCCCAAAAATATATGTAAATACGATATTGCAAGAACCTCATCCTATTGGGCTAAGTTATACTGAACCTTATAAAGTACTAAAAAGGAAGGTTGGCGAGAAAGCTAGACTAAGGGAATTAAGATATTATGATAGATTGTATTCTCGAGGCGTTATTTTGGACTATTTTGACAACGCTACGATAGATATATTTAACCTATTAGGTACAGAAAAATTTTACTATCTTTTTTACCTAATGTATGCTATTAAATTTCCATCCCAATGCTTCATCAATAACACAGTTTTTAATAAAAGAAAAATACGTCTAACTTCCACAATATATGATGCTTCTCGTCATTATATGGATGATAACTTTGTCTTATATCAAGACAAAGTTATTGATGATGATTACTTAATAGTACCTAAAGATATGATAGAGCCTCCTAATTATTGTACACAAGCTAGTTCCTATTTTTACAAGGGTGGTAGAAGAATAGAAACTAAAACACCACCAAAATTCATTGTGGTACCTTTTTTAATCAAAACTATTACTGGAATTGATAATTATGATACACATGCTAATTCTTTTCTGTTTAATACAAGAAAAGGGAGTATAGAATTATTTGAACCTTATGGTTTCACTTCTACTTTGAGAAAGAAGCTTAAATTGGTAAAAACTATCTTTTCTTCTTATTTCAGCAAATTCCTAGATAAAATAGGAGAAAGTGAAATAACATCGATTAAAACAAATCCATATGGTCCTCAAGGTACAGAACTAGAACAAAGATATCAAGATCCGCAATTTATAGAATATTCCGTTGTTTATCCCAGACTTGAACAAGGGTTTTGTTCTATATGGGATTTTTGTTTTACTTGGTTAAGATTGTCTTATCCAGATGCTAGTTATAAAACCATATTGAGAACTATAATGACTACTAAATATTCTTTTTATGAAACTAGTCTTATGTTAGTTAAAGAGCTCGGTTATCTTTATCAACGTGTAG